CCAAGGAAGATCAGCAGTAGGCATTTCTCCTGTGCTTGCATTATCATGATATCCAAAGATTCTAACTTTAGCTCTGCCCAGGACCGACGGGTCTTGATTGTCTTCAATGACACCAATCCACCATATAAATCCATCTCTACCTAAAAACATATTATCTTAGCCTCTGTGATTAAAATATTGAATCTCACGTTCTTGATTAGCAACCCATTCGTCAGAAGGTTTGCCCTCGCCTTTGTAGTATCTCAAAGGACGTCCTGTCTTTTTAGAAACCAATGCCCATTTGCCATCAACCTGTTGAAGAACTTCCATCAACTCTGGTCCGTATACAGATTCTTCCCATTCATCCATAGATGCAGGAGAACCCTTTACAAAATCTTTAAATTTTATCATAGATCATCCAACTCTTTTGTATCTAACGAATTTGGCGGCACATTGTCTTTGATCCATGTGTATAGCTGCTTCTTAACATCAGCGTCATTAGTGATTGCTTTTCCGGGCTTCTTCATTGTGATATAGAGAAAGTCTTTGACAACTTTTTTACCTTTGATATCTTTGTAGTGTTCGCCTGTCTTTGGATCAATCAGAAACATTGTGTTATCTGGATTATTTAGAATGACGTAAATGCCTCCATCTATTGTAACGGGCAAGCTCTTCTTAACTAAACTTAGAATCGTCTGTGCAGCACCTCTGTGCGTTCTTAAGAGAATGTCATCAGGAACAACTCTATCGCGTTTTGCATTGTTCTTCATTGCAATCTCATAGTTTGTTAACACCCATGCGATATGAATGTTCTTAGGATCATATCCTATTTCAATTAGCTTAGGAAGATATACTTCAAGATCCGACATATCTGCGAAAGTAGAGTCAAACAACACATTAGGTAAAATATTTTCTTTAGCACCATCTAATAATAAATCCAAGGTTTTTTCTTTTACGCCAGTAGCTCTTACCAATACGTGCAATGCGTATACATGCTCTGGAACTTTTAGGTTCAATTGACTAAGGCTGAGTCCTTTTGAAGTGATGTGCTTTTCAATGAATGCAGCATCCGATTCCTTAATCTTGTCGCCATACTTTTTTAGCAAGTCTTCAGTAGTGAACTTACCCATGCCATCCAATTTTTGAAATGCAATTTTTAATTCATCAACGTCACGAATTTTGAAGTCATTACCAGATATATAATTATTAATAGCAAAGCCTTTTCCAGAGCCAGCACCACCAGCAAGAAAAACAATCTGACCATATTTTGCACCATTGTTAAATACGATAAGCTTTTCTGATAGTAGTGAGTACGCTTCAAAATCTCTTTTCTGAAGGTACTCTAAAAATTGTAATTGCATTTTATTCCTCTTTTATTGTTTTAGAAGTTAGCTATCAACTGGTCTATATTAAGTCTAAAATTGCCTCTAGATAATTCTAATTTCTTTGTGTATCCAAGTCTTGTTATTTTATGGCGGCAAGCTGTCACTATGTATCTTCCAGAGTATACCGTATCATCTGGAATAATAGCACTTTCTAAATTAACTGCCTGAGATGTTCGACTAGGCAATCTTAAATCGACAACATCGCCTGCACCAATTCTATTTGTACCACCAGCAACATCTACTGTTATTCTAATGCTACTATTTAAGAATGCACCATATGTATCATTTTTAATCCATTCTTTTTTATTTGTAAATGGATCATTCATGGGCGATACTATTAGCCTTTCTCCAGGATAATCTTTATCTCCGTATGTAGAAAAATAGTTTGAAGAGTCTAAATATTTACCTAAATATGATGTTCCGCCATTACTATCGGACGTATTCTTATAATTTATTGTAGTATCAGTATATCTTCTACTTAAAATATCTAGTGAACGAATTCTAGAGTTATAGAATCCACCAACCATCGAACTTAAATGATTGTAGTTATTTTGATACTCTACAGTCTTTGCTCTGATATTAAATTCTGGCAAAGTAGTAGAAAAATAATTGCCTGCTGGACTATATTTTATTGTTGGAATTTTATTGGGATCAGTATTTTTAATTATATCATCAATACTCGTAAAATAGTGATGAATTCCTAATGAATCTTTATTATAATTTAATCTCTCATAAAATACATAGTATTTTCCAGCCGAACTTGATCGTTTTGCAAGGCTATTGATGGCATCAATTGGTGTATATCCAGGAGATAGAAATGGTTTAGGTAACCAAGCATCGGATGCGGTTATTTCGATTGCTGATGGTCTAGTATAACCAAGGTATACTTGAGTAGTTACTAAACCAGTTGATGTTCCACCCAAAGCTTCCATTTTTGAATATAAAGACTCTACTATATTATAGATGTTTCTCTCAGCGCCATAACTTTTAAATACTCTTTTTTTGAGAGAATCTAATGCAGATTCTGAGGTGAAGTATAGTTTATATCTTAAATTTGCTGTGCTATCAGCTTTGATTTTAGAAAATTCATGTACTATAAGATTTGATCTATTAATAATTGTTTTATTACCTTCAGCAGGCATTCCCGCCTTAAGAGTAATTCTTTCTCCGCCTGTTAGCACAAATTTTTCTAAACCACCAACAAAATCGTTAATAGTAATGCTTCCAGTAATTGAGGATTTAAATATATCTTCAAATACTTCAATATCTAAAATAACATTAGTCAAGTCAATTGTTTTACCATTTTTAATAGTAATAGTAGCAGTCTGAAGCAAAAATGCTTCAGTGCTACTTGTCATCTGCGTGTCTGTACCACCACTAAAATCTGTTGCCATATATTTTAACTAAAGAAAGCTTGTTGCAAACCATTTTCAAATTGAACTGCGTAATTGTAATCTAATATCTTTATAAAAGATTTTTCAATGTTTATGCGTTTTTCATATTCTAGGATAGTTTCTTTATATTTTTTAGTGTCATTTAAAGCGAGCCATGCTTCTTCACTTAAAATTAATTTTTCTCCAGTGTAGTAGTATAGATCAGCCGCTGTATCGGCAATAGTGCCATATTTTTCTATGATGTATTTTTTAAATGCAGAAGTACTTTTAGGCCAGTCATCATATAAACTATGAATGTTATTAGTCATCATGATCAAGTATCCAAATTTTGGCGTACCATAAACTTTATACGATACTACATCTGGAGATTCTCCGTCGTTAATATAATACGGTCTAACTGAAGCTAGTTTATATTTTGTAAAATAGTCTGAGACTTTACCAGACACATTTAAATTCAAAGCTTTTACTGTATCGTAAGAGCTTATCTGATAGTCTATTCTTGGAAATATATTAAACATATGTGAATATTAAAAGATTGTGAAGTTTGGATTTTTTGCACTTGTCATTTCATCACCAAGTGTTCTTGCAGACACTTCAGAGAATTGTAATGTTAAATTCATTTCTGTTGGTATACCATCTTCAAAGAAAGCGAGTTTTTGTCCACCATAATCTACTGCAACGGATTCTATAGCACATGCTTTGCTTTTGTATATTATTTTTTTAGTAGCATTTTCTAAATTGCTATTACTTTGCTCATAAAACTCAATGTTAAATGCAATAAGATGTGGATATCCAAAAGTAAAAGAAGTGTCTGATAGTGCTGTTGTAATTGCTGAATCTATTGCTAAGTCATTAGATGTTGCATATGACGGAGAAGATGCAATTCTAAATACTTTAATTATCTTTTGAATTTGTTGTGCTTCTTTTTGACTTCTCGGCTTCATTGGCACAGGAATTTGATATTTTCTATACTGAGGACCTTTGTATAGTAACTGTGCCATAGGATTCATTGCTCTTCTACGACTAAACTCAAATTGATTTATGCCGCTGAGTCCAGCGGATTCTGCAAATCCTAAAGCTCCTCCAACACCCTTTTGAAATGAATAGTTTAATGCTTCTGCCATATTTATTACAGTAGCTTCTGCACCAGATGCAAGTGCAGCTAGTCCTGTTGATCCATATGCATTCAATTCTCCCGCAGCATTACCCACGATCTGTTCTGTTCTTGAATAATCAGAAAAATTACTAATGTTAAATACACTTGGCATTCTCAAACTAACTGTTGGTGAGCCTGTAATGAATTTACCATAAGCGTCTAAAAAATTAAATTTAATGTATGGCGTATTAAATGCATCTACAGAAATAGGAAATTGTAATTTTGCGTTTTCAAAACCCGCATTTGAATATCTTCCGACATTTTGACCTGCATTGGTTGTGAGTGCTCTAGCGGCGCCAGCATCTTGAGGATATGACGTATCTGCATTATCCATTGTCATAGCGAAATTTGTTGTGGTTGCCATTCGAAAATCCTTTTTAATTAACTATTTATAAAAAATTATGGCGTATAAAGGCAAATATAAACCAAAAAATCCATCTAAATACAATGGTGATCCCACAGGAATAACTTATAGAAGCTTGTGGGAACGTAAATTTATGGTATACTGTGATACTACTTCATCTATAATTAAGTGGTCTTCAGAAGAAATAGTTATACCCTATTTATCACCTGTAGATAACCGTTGGCACAGATACTTTCCAGACTTCTGGATTCAGTATAGAGATATTAATGGAACTCTCCGTGCGTCAATTATTGAAGTTAAACCTCTTGCACAGACTATGGAACCAAAAAGATTGAACTCAGGAGCAAAACCAACACGTAGATTCTTAAATGAAGTGATGACTTGGGGCGTCAATCAAGCTAAATGGACTGCTGCAATAAAGTTTTGCCAAGATAAAAATTGGGAATTTAAATTGATGACAGAAAAAGAATTGACATAAATAGAAGACAACAACACACAATTCTATGGCAATTTTCAAAGAACTTATATATCAAGGTATTCAAGCTGGTCAAGTACCAGCTAGAACTGCTGAGGCAAGAGATTGGTACCGAGATGCTGCCAGTCAGCTATCAGGGTTAACTACGTCTAAAGTAATAAAATCTTTTGAGCAAAAAAGAAAAGTTGCACACCTACATCCTGGAATGATGTATTTATTCAAATATGATCCAAAATTAAAGATGGAGTTACCATACTACGACACATTTCCTTTAATATTTCCAGTAGAACTTCATCCAGATGGTTTCTTAGGTATTAACTTTCATTATTTGCCGCCAATGCTTCGTGCAAAACTAATGAATGCAGTATATTCTACAGTTACAGACAAAAAGTATGATGAACACACTAAGATAAAAATTAGTTACAGTCTGCTAAAAGCTGCGTCTAAATATAAAGAGTATAAGCCTACTATTAAAAAGTACCTATACAATCATGTAAAATCACCATTCTTAGAGATAACTTCAGTCGAGTGGGACATAGCACTATTTTTACCAATAGAGAAATTTAAAAAGGCAACTGTTCAACAAGTCTGGGCAGATAGTAGAAAGAAAATCTAATGTTTAATATATCGACATTTAAAGCTAATGTAAAGCCCACAAGACCTAATTTATTTTATGCCGAAATAACTTTGCCTGATGCAATTTTTGGTTCAGATAAAATTGCAAACTTGAGAGGTGGCCCAACTATTAGCACAGGCAACAAAGATGGTCAAACACAGACTAAAGACAAATTGCAAAAATGGTATTCCGATACACCTCTAGAGGATGTAGAGGTAAATAATAGATTTAGTTGTAGATGTGAATCTACGGAATTACCAGGAAGAACTATTGCAACGGCAGATGATACTGCTTCATATGGCCCATCTATGAAATTTGCATATGATCATACGTATGCAGACCACACATTCACGATTATTGCTTCGGATGATATGTACGAAAGAAAAATATTTGAAGCATGGATGGATAATGTTGTAAATGGACCAGATTTATACGGTTCAGCATCTAGTAAATCTGGACTTCTCAGATATTATGATGACTACGCTTCGGGCCAAGTTAGAATATATCAAATGGATGAGCAAGGCCTTAGACTTGCTAAATATACTCTATTTAGTGCATATCCTATTGCACTAAGTCCTATGAATTTGACATGGGAAGAACAAAATACATATCAAAGATTTACCGTCACAATGACATACCGTTATCATGTAGTGAACTTTAATAATTCATCGTTAACTATATGATTTTTTATACTATCAGGAGATAATACACTATGGCTTTACCTAAAATCAAATCACCAATTTTTGAATTGACTTTACCATCAAACGGAATTCCCGTTAAATACAGACCTTTCTTAGTAAAGGAACAAAAACTATTGCTTATGGCACTTGAAAGTGAAGAGCCGACAGAAATGTTTAGAGCAATTAAACAGATTATCAATAACTGCTCAATCGATGAAATTGATGTGGACGATATGCCTATGTTCGACTTAGAATATTTCTTCTTAAAACTTAGAGCAAAGTCTATCGGAGAAATTATTGACCTTCAACTTCGTCATCCAAATGGAATTAATTCTGAAGGCGTAGAATGTTCACATCCAACACCAACAAAATTGAACTTGATGGATGTTAATGTAATAAAAGATCCAGATCATAATGTAAAAATTATGTTAGATGATGATGCCAAGATTGGTATTGTATTAAAATACCCTACAGTATCTATGTCTGCAAAATCAAATTTGGAATCAAAAGATAAATCGCAGATGGATACTATTGTTGACATTGTTGCTAATAGTATTGACTATATTTTTGATGCAGAAGCTGTATATCCTGCTTCAGAAACAACTAAAGCTGAATTACTTACATTTGTTAACGACTTAAATCAAGAACAGTTTGCAAAATTAACTTCATTCTTTAGTACTATTCCAAAATTAAAACATAATTTTGATTGGAAATGCACTAAGTGTGGGTGCAAAGAACATCTCGAACTTGAGGGTATGACAAGTTTTTTCGGTTAAGTTTGTCGAATGATAATCTAATCAATCATTATAAGACAAACTTTGCATTGATGCAGCATCATAAATACAGTTTAACAGAATTGGAAGAAATGATGCCTTTTGAGAGGGAAATATACATCACATTACTCGCACAGTTTATTAAAGAGGAATCTGATAGACAAAGAGATAATGAGAATAAACAAAAAGCTAGGTCTTCTAGAAGATAATAACAATAAAAAAGAGAAAAATGGCTGATCTAACATCTAAACT